GGGTGGCCTGTGCCATCGAGCGGGACGCCTCCGTCATCCATGGGGAGGAAGCGTCATTCATCCTGGAGCATCAGATTTGGTGTATGCCGGATGACGAATTCCTCCGGGAGCAGTATGCGTGGCTGGAGGAGGAAGCAAGTAGAAGGGGAATTAGACCATGAAGAAGAGCGCCAACCCAGTGCCCGGAGCCGAGCGGAACCCGGACGAGGAGACCCTACCGCCACCGTTCGTTTTCGGCTTCCCCGAGAAGTACGAGGGCTGGAGGACGGGGCAGGAGTCAGCCATATCCACCGTGCTCGAGGCACCCCACCGCTACGTCTCCCTGGCCTGCCCCACCGGATTCGGCAAGTCCCTCGTCTATGTTGCGGCGGCCGTACTGAACGGCGGCCGGGCCCTGATCCTGACGTCGACCAAGGGGCTACAGTCCCAATTGCGGAACGACTTCGGGGGCATGGAGGACCTGGGCATGGTCGACGTCCGGGGGAAGAACGCCTATCGCTGTCGGGCTGAGGGCGACGAGGTGACGTGCGACCAGGGCCCATGCAACCTGAAGGCGAGGTGCTCCTACCGGGCCTCGGGGTGCCGGTACTACGACCGGGTCCGGGCGGCCAAGCGGGCGAATCTGGTCGTGACCAACTATCACTTCTGGATGTTCCAGCAGGGGTACGGCGGGGGGATAGGGCACTTCGATATGCTCGTGTGCGACGAGGCGCACGAGGCACCGGAGGTGGTGGCCAGCTACCTGTCGCTGGAGTTCAAGCGGGACAACCCGGCGTGCAGGCGCATCCTGCCGGACGACCGGGGGGAGCGGAGCCTAGACGACTGGAGGGAGTGGGCCAGGTACTGGACCAAGATACTCGAGCCCGAGCTGGAGTCCCTGCAGACTGAGGGGACACCGAACCGGGAGACGACGCGGAAGGCCATGAGGCTGGAGTCAGTCGTCCGGAAGCTGAAGCGGCTGGAGTCCATCCCCAGGACCGAGGACGACGAGTGGGTCGCGCAGTACGGCGGCAGTGGGCTTACCGTGAGCCCGGTCTGGCCCGGGAAGCACACGGCCAGCATGCTGTGGCCCGAGGAGAGCGTGGGCCGGGTGGTGCTGACCAGCGCCACCGTGCGTCCCAAGACCCTGGAGCTGCTGGGCCTGAAGGAGGACGACTACGTGTTCCGGGAGTACCCGCACCCGTTCCCGGTCAGGAACCGGATGCTGACGCACATACCGACGGTCAGGGTCAACCACCGGTGCGGCGAGCCCGAGATGCGCCAGTGGGTCAGCCGGATCGACCAGATCATCGACAAGAGAAAGGACAGGCGTGGGTTGGTGCACACGATAAGCTATGACCGCAAGGACCGGCTGATGGTCCAGGCCAGGAACCGGGAGATCATGGTGGGCCACGGACGCCGGGAGGTGGAGAAGGCCGTGGCTCGGTTCCGTGGGGGCGATCCGCCCAAGGTGCTCGTCAGTCCCAGCGTCGGGACCGGGTGGGACTTCGCCTACGATGAGTGCCGGTACCAGATAATCGGCAAGCTGGCCTACCCGGACACCAGGGACCCAATAGTGAAGGCCAGGTCCCAGGTCGACAAGGAATATACCGGATACCTGGCGATGCAGCAACTGGTCCAGATGTGTGGCCGGGCGGTGCGGGCCGACGACGACTGGTGCGAGAACTTCATCGTGGACGACAACATTGGGTGGTTCATGAAGCGAAACGGGCGGTTTGCACCCAAGTGGTTCCGAGACGGGGTGCAGTCCAGCAGGATGGTGCCGCAGCCCCCGCCCCTGGACGACGAGGAGGAATAGGCCATGAGGACAAGGGGAGTAGGACTGGGACCCGGGGGATAGGAGGATAGCCATGTTCTACTGCGACGATTGCGCCGAGGAGAAGGGCTGGGGCGGGTCCCTGGCCCAGTGTGCGGCAGGAAGGCCGTATGCCCTCGCGCTCCCTGCCGACCCGGATTGAGGAGGTCTGTCTGGGATACCACGACCACCAGCTGATGGCGTGCATCAACGACGAAAAGGAACTCGACCGGTTGAACCGGCACAGAGGGGAGAGCACCGACATGTACACGTTCAACCGGATGATCGTCAAGGCCCTATATATGAGGAACTGGAGTGATAGGGGAGTTTATGCCGGACGGGGTTAGAGCGCCCCCGTGGGGTTAGTTGAGGCCGGTCGAACCCGCCCACCATGGACGTACATGGCGGGGGCTAGTTAGGTTGGTGGTGTAGATGGAGGACGAGTCGGGGACCGGGTCGCGGAGACCAGGGGTCCCACCAGAACAGAAACCGAACAAAACGGAGGTAACGTATGGGTATTTCCCTGAACCCCCAGGACGCAGTCGCAGGCGGACTGCTGGACGACGCAAACGTCAAATGGACCGAAGCATCCTTCGTGATGTGGGACTACGGCGGCAAGTCCGACCAGCCGGTGCCCGCCCTGTGCGTTAAGATGGAGGACGAGAACGGCGAGGAACACGAGCAGTATTGGTCCATCGGCAGGGCGCAGGACTGGGCCCCGAGCGAGGACGGGAAGGAGCTGGTGGCCGTCGGCCAGAAGACGAGCCTGAACTCCAACTCCAACGCCATGATCCTGCTCGAGTCCCTCATCAATGCCGGTTTCCCGGCGGATCAGCTGGGCGAGCGCATCGACATACTCGAGGGGCTCAAGGCCCACATGATCCGCGTGGCTGCCCCGAGTCGGCCCGGCCTCGACAGCCAGCAGCAGGGGCAGCAGAAAACCATTCTGACCGTGGACGAAATCCTGCAGCTGCCGTGGGAGTCCGGCAAGTCGTCCAAGGGAAGCAAGGGCAACAAGGGCGGCAAAGGTGGCGGCAAGAGCGCCGCGAGTTCCGGCGGTCAGTCCGGTGGTGGTTCAGACGAGGAGGCCCTAAAGGAGAAGGCCACCTCCACCATCATGGAGGTCCTCGGCGAGGAGGGCTCCGTCGAGAAGAAGAACCTGCCGAACAAAATCTTCGCCAAGCTGAAGCAGGACGCGGACCGGAACGAGATCGTGAAGCTGGCGTACAAGGACGAGTACCTCCAGGATGGTCCCTGGACCTATGAGAACGGAACCCTGAGCATGGAATAGCGGCGGAAGTAAGAGGCCGGGAGGGGTGTGTAGCCCCTCCCGGCTTTTGTTTGTTGCCCGAAGGAGGGAGGGATGCGCATAGACCAAGTAGACGAGGCGTTCGAGCTGGCTGGCTCCGGGGTGGACCGGTCCTGTGGGCCAGACGTCGTGCACCTAACGGACGTCACGCGATACATCGGGGCCAAGACCGGACTAGGCCCCAACACTGCAGGGCAGTGGGACCTGGACGCAGCAGCCGAGGCCGGGTTCATATGGGAGGACCTACTTTCCCTGGTGTTGGGGCGTAGGCTGGGCGTGGCTCCGGGCGAGGTCGAACTGGACGGCATAGTGGGGTCGCCGGACGGAATAGGACCGGACCCGTGGGAGGAAGTCCCGCTGGCCGTCCAGGAATACAAGTGCACGTGGCGCTCGGTCCGGAACGGTCAACCGGACGGCGTGTGGCACTGGATGGCCCAGGTCAAGGGTTACTGCCGGATGGTGGGCACCCACGTGGTCGTGTTCCGCGTGCTGTACCTGATGGGGGACTACAAGGGATCCGGGCCGCTCAGGCGAACGTTCAGGCTGGAGTTCGACCAGAAGGAAATCGAGGAGAACTGGGCCATGATCCTCCGGCACAGGGAGGAGGCCCGGAAAGCCAGAGGAGGGCAAGGGTAGATGAGCGAACAGCAGCTCAAGAATCAATTCGGTTTCGTGGACGCGGACGGGGCCGTGGAGCAGCGAATGATCGTGTCGGTGCAGGGGCTCGAGAAGCAAGGCAAGACCCACTTCGCCCTGACCGCCCCGGACCCGATAGCCGTGTTCTCCCTGGACATCGGCACCGAGGGAGTGGTGTCGAAATTCAAGCGGGACGGCAAGAAGATACTGGTGAAGGACCTGAGTGCCGGGGGAGACGCGGACGAGGGGGAGAAGGTATGGAGCGGGTTCAAGCTGGCCTACGAGGCTTGCCTGAAGGACCGGTACATCAATACCATAGTGATCGACACCGAGACGGAGCTGTGGGAGCTGATACGGCTGGCACGATTCGGGAAGCTGACCCAGGTCATGCCCTACCACTATGGCCCGGTCAACGGTGAGTAC